GTGCGCGAACATTGCTTGCTCGGCCCGACCTGACGCTGACTGAGATAGCGCTTCAGTGTGGTTTTCACTCTTCTGCGCATTTCAGCCATCGTTTTCGGCAGGTTTATGGCATGACGGCTTCGGCATGTCGGCGAGGGAGTGGCAGAACGTCTTAGCGGCAACAGCCACGCTATACAGCGTATAACAATGCTACTAAACATTAACATAACTTATCATGAAAGCTAACCTTTTAGGGTTAAGTCTCGTCATCCATTTCTGACCCAATTCTATTAAATAATCATTAACCGCACTTTTTAGCCATGAGGGATTTTTCTCCACCGCCCTGCATTAAACAGCTAACTGAAACATTCCGCAGTCCTAGTCATGATGCGCCCTGGAGCGAGAATCTTAAGAAAACTCTTATATATCAGTCCGGTATAAGGTTATTGTTGATAACATTGCCTTGTTACCTTTTGTTACACCTTATCATTTCCTTTAGCCGACCCACTATTTTTACACTCGCGCCATGAGTTTTTATCTGAAAATTTATTCCGGATTTTCGCCCTTACATCGCGTCATATTGCCAGTAAATGGAATGTACTCGCTTCAGAACGCAGATTCTGCTTTTTACTTAATGGTTAATAGCAGAAATGTTTTATGGCAGGAGGAGCCGTTCTTAACTTTGACACTGGCTGTGACGGTTTCTATCACTCAGTAGAACAGGGACAGCCATGTCTAACTCTTCCTTTCAGTCCGAAATACCCAAGGCCCGTATTAATTTAAAACTTGATTTGCATACGGGTGGGGCGAGCAAGAAAACCGAGCTTCCTCTGAAATTACTGGTGGCGGGTGACTTCAGCAATGGCATGGAGACTGCGCCACTGAATGAACGCAAAAAAGTGAATCTGAACAAAAACAACTTTGACTCAGTACTTTCCGAATATGCCCCAAAAATCAATCTCACCGTTAAAAACACGCTTGCCAACGACGGTAGCGAAAATAGTGTTTCACTGACGTTCCAGAGTATGAAGGATTTCACCCCGGAGCAGGTCTCTCGCCAGATACCTCAGCTGAAGGCAATGCTTTCCATGCGCAATTTGCTTCGCGATTTAAAAGCTAACCTGCTGGACAACCAGGCTTTCCGAAAAGAGCTGGAAAAAATCCTGATCGATCCTGCGTTAAGCGCAGAGCTCAGAGCCGAACTTTCAGCCCTGGCACCAAAACAGCCATAACGGTCACGATGATTTAACGGATTAATAAGGAAGATGCTGATGTCTGTAAATAATGAGAATGCCGCGGGTGGCGAGAGTCTGGTGCTGGAACGTCCTGCAGCAGGGGGGATTTATGCGTCCCTCTTTGAAAAAATCAATCTGCATCCGGTCTCCGAACTCAGTGCACTGGATATCTGGCAGGACGCTCAGGCGATGTCGGATGCGACTGCGGATGAACGTTTAACCGCTGGCATGCAGGTGTTTCTCGAATGCCTGACAAAATCGGGATCGAAAGTTGAAAAACTCGACAAAAACCTGATTGACCATCATATCGCGGAGCTGGATTACCAGATCAGTCGTCAGCTTGATGCTGTCATGCACCATGACGCTTTTCAGGCGGTGGAAAGTCTGTGGCGCGGCGTAAAATCGCTGGTCGACAAAACTGATTTTCGCCAGAACGTGAAAGTTGAACTGCTGGATATGTCGAAAGAGGATTTGCGTCAGGACTTCGAAGACAGCCCGGAAATCATTCAGAGTGGTCTGTATAAACATACCTATATTGATGAGTATGACACGCCAGGCGGAGAGCCGATTGCTGCGCTGATTTCCTCCTATGAATTTGATGCTTCTGCGCAGGATGTCACGCTGCTGCGCAACATTTCTAAAGTGTCTGCCGCAGCGCACATGCCGTTTATCGGATCTGCCGGCCCGAAATTTTTCCTCAAGGATTCGATGGAAGAAGTGGCGGCCATCAAGGATATTGGTAACTACTTTGACCGTGCTGAGTACATCAAGTGGAAATCCTTCCGCGAGACGGACGATGCCCGCTATATCGGTCTGGTGATGCCGCGTGTACTGGGCCGCCTGCCGTATGGCCCGGACACCGTACCTGTTCGTAGCTTCAACTACGTCGAAGAAGTGAAAGGCCCGGACCACGACAAATACCTGTGGACCAATGCCTCGTTCGCCTTTGCATCCAACATGGTGCGCAGCTTTATCAACAACGGCTGGTGCGTACAAATTCGTGGCCCGCAGGCGGGTGGCGCAGTACAAGACCTGCCAATCCATCTGTATGACTTGGGCACCGGTAATCAGGTGAAGATCCCGTCAGAGGTGATGATCCCGGAAACCCGCGAGTTTGAGTTCGCGAATCTGGGCTTTATTCCGCTCTCCTACTACAAGAACCGCGATTACTCCTGCTTCTTCTCGGCGAACTCCACCCAGAAGCCGGCCCTGTATGACACCGCCGATGCGACGGCCAATAGCCGCATTAATACCCGTCTGCCGTACATCTTCCTGCTGTCGCGTATTGCGCACTACCTGAAGCTCATTCAGCGTGAAAACATCGGGACCACTAAAGATCGTCGTTTGCTTGAACTGGAGCTGAACACCTGGGTCCGCAGTCTGGTGACCGAAATGACCGATCCTGGTGATGAGCTGCAGGCTTCTCACCCGCTGCGTGACGCCAAAGTGGTTGTCGAAGACATTGAAGACAATCCGGGCTTCTTCCGCGTTCGCCTGTACGCCGTGCCGCACTTCCAGGTGGAAGGCATGGACGTCAACCTGTCACTGGTTTCTCAGATGCCGAAAGCGAAATCGTAAGGCGAGGGGAAATCAGGGATGAAAATTCATCGTCCGTTATGGAATGAAGGGGCGCTTCTGGCCCCTCAGCAGTTCCAGCAGCAGTCTGAGTGGGAGGCGCTCTCCCGAGCTGGTGTTGCCGCACGCGGCAGCGCCTTTCCCTGGGGCGTCGGTCATGTTGAACTGGATGAGGCCATGCTGGCATCAGGACGTGTACAGGCGCAGTCACTGCGCCTGTGGCTCCCGGATGACACGCTGATAGATACCCGTCACAGCGATCTCCCCCCTGCGCCTCGCGAGGTTGAGGTGTCTGCCTCCGCCGGCAATGCCCCGGTCACTGTTTACGTTGCGCTGCCGGTCATGCAGGCAGGGATCGTCAATGTCCAGACCGATACGCAGCCGGCAGAACGTCCGTTGCGCTATGCAGAGGTTTGGGAGACCATCGCTGACCGCTTCGGCCAGGATGAAGAGTCGATGGCGGTGGCCCGTTTTAATCTGGCCTTCCGCTTTGAACATGAAGACAAAAGCGCCTGGGAAACCTGCGCGGTTGCCCGCCTCCTGCGGGACGGGCAGGGGGGATGGCATCAGGATCCGGACTTTATCCCGCCGATGGCCCTGTTCTCGGCCAGCCGCGGGCTGTGTGAGCGTCTTGCGCTGCTGAATCGCCAGCTCCGCTCCCGTCGCCAGCGCCTGATGTCCATGCGCCGTGAAAGTAATGACCGGATGGCTGACTTTGCAGTTGCTGACGTGTCGCTGTTCTGGCTGCTGAATGCCCTTAACTCCCATGCCCGAGTCCTTTCCGAATTTGAGCGTTTCCCGGACCGGCACCCTGAACAGATCTGGGCGGAACTGGCGCGTCTGGCCGGCAGCATGCTGACCTTCTCGCTGGAGCACGATCTGGAAGCCATTCCGGGGTATGACCACTGTGCACCGGAAAAAACCTTCCCACCGTTATTCGATCTCATCAGTGAGCTGCTGGAAGTCAGCCTGCCGTCACGTGTGGTAGCGGTCAGGATGGATCGTCTGGATCCGGAAACCTGGAAAGCGGTACTGCATGATATTCGTCTGCGTGATGAAGCGGATTTCTACCTTTCCGTGCGGGCCAGTCAACCTACATGCGCCCCCTCTATATGGCTAATAAGCCCGGATACACCCATTTACCCGTTTGTTCAGGAAATCAGTATTAATATGGCGTAGGAAAGTGTCTTTGCGCGTTGTTCAGATTAACTAGTCAGGATTAAAGGTCACCGAGCCCGTGGCGCTTCAGTATCTGCAGAGTATTGAATATGCAGAAAGTGGAGCCGCATTAACGAAAATTCTTCACAGGCCCGGATACGTCACATGGATAAATGGTCATGAATGACATCACTTCACAAACACTCAAAACCGGTGGTGATCCACGCACGTTGCCGGAATATACCGCTTTACGCAGTGAAATCAGCAAGCTGACTCATCCGGCGCGTCCTGATGTGAACTGGAGATATGCAGATGAACTCTGTAGCTCATTGTTCAGGAATAACGGTGTGGATCTTCAGACGGCGGCCTGGTATACGCTGGCGCGAGCGCAACTGGCCGGAATATCGGGTATGAATGAGGGGCTGATAATACTGGAGACCATGATAACGCATCAGTGGGGTACGCTTTGGCCTCAGCCTGTTCATGCCCGCATGGAAATTCTCAGCACTCTGAGTCAGCGGCTACAGCAACTGATACGTATGCTCCCGCCGGACTATAGCCACCTAAGTCAACTCTATCAGGCAGAGAAATTATTGACCAAGCTGTCGGAGATTTTGCAGCGTCTGGAGCTTAAACATATCAGCCAGCTTGATACACTGCGGACATTAATACATGACAGTGCTGTACGGCTGGAACATATTGATAGTACTTCGGAAACAGACGTAGCCACTCAGCCAGATATCATGTTGACTGATAAGGTTATGATGGATTCCGCTTTATCAGTGAATGCCCATAGCAACCTACCGCTTACAGAGCAAAAGTGTCCGGATAGCGCAGCTAGGAGTAAGGATGTCTCGCAACCGGAACATATGGTGCACGCGCAAGTACAGACGGTAATGTCCAACCCGGTAAAGAAGTGGAAATCCTTCGCTGCCGGTATGGGAAGCATGCTGATTATCATTACTGTCGCAGCGTCGGGTTGGCTGTATATTCACAACTCTGATCCACTTCAGACTACGCTTGCAACATCTCTGGCACCCTTGCCTGCACCCCTCGCTCCTGAGCAGATTGATGTGTTGCGCCAGCAGATTCGGTTACCTCAGGACTTTATCGCCCAGACACAGCAGCAGCTTTCCCGACTGGATAAACTGCCTCCTGACTGGAATATTGACTTCAGTCGACAGCTTGTAGAACAGGCGCAGATGCTCTCTCCAGAGCAGGCTAACCCTCTGGCACAAACGTGGCAGCAACAACTCAATGCGACTGCATTACCGACAGCGCATCTGAACGACTGGTATCAGGGAATGACGACATTACAAAAACTGAGCGACAGACTGAACGGACTGGATGAGCAGAAAGGTAAATACATGACGGTCAGTGAGCTGAAGTCAGTGGTTTTTTCCGCTATGCAGTCCTTTAATCAATCGATCCCGGCAGAAGAGCAATTACGGGGATTGTCACAACATCCAGTAGGCGAACCTTTACCTGCTGCTGCCAGCTCTCAACTTGAGATGCATCTGAAGCAACTGACTGCCCGTTACGCAGAAATAAAACAGAATGCATTAAAATAAAAAAGATATTCGAGGTATACGTCTGCAACCAGTCATCCAGACCTTACAGGTAATGATCACTACTCATTTGCGGGTGCTCATTGATTTGTCTTAACAAGATAGCCAGACATGCTAAATGATAATGGGATAGTGAGCAGATAAAGGGTATAGCCGTTATTAATAGCTTATTATTGATTATAAAGGGTTTTAATTGGCTGGGCGGGTTCTGTATAGGATAGGCCTGGTGTCCCCTGCAGGAATCGAACCTGCAACTAGCCCTTAGGAGGGGCTCGTTATATCCATTTAACTAAGAGGACGTTGTTCGCGGAAGTTTTGAAGTTGTTCCGACGGTTCGCATCCTATCGTAAAACCTCAGTTTTTTACAAGCCTTATGCTCTTTTTTGTTTCGCTCGGTTTCCCGCTATTCACCTTTAACATCGCTTCGTTCACTTGCCAATGAGTACAGATTGAGTACAGAATGCCTTTAGGTATTGTGTACAGGAAATCATTGTGGCGCTGAGTGACACCAAATTAAGAAGCATCAATGGCAAGGCTTACAACGGACCAGCGGAACTAACCGATGGCGACGGACTGAGCGTGCGCATCACTCCATCTGGCACGATTACCTTTCAGCATCGCTACCGCTGGAATGGAAAGCCTGTACGTCTCACTGTCGGTCGCTACCCTTCAACATCGCTGAAAGATGCCCGCATTGCCGTAGGCGAGATGCGTGGATTGTACACTAAGGGGGTTAACCCAAAAACCTATTTTGCCGGAAGCACTGGTGAGCTGACTCTGAAGGAGTGCCTCGATAACTGGTGGGAAAAATACGTTAAAGGCCTCAAACACAATACGCAGGTACTGTACAAATCGGTTGTGTACAACACCATGTACAACGAGTTTGAGGATGTGCCTGTTGCCAACATCCCTGTATCAGCCTGGGTGCAGTTTTTTGATAAACAAGAAAAGCTGAACAAGAAGAAAGCCCGCGTTCTGTTGCTTCAACTTCGGTCTGTCATTCACTGGTGCATCAGCCGCCAGCTGATACCCTCATGCGAAATCACAAAACTCAGTGTTAAAAATATTGGTAAGAAGCCTGATGTTGGTGATCGCGTTCTGACCTACAGCGAGCTGGCAAAAATCTGGCTGGCGCTTGAGAACAGCAAGATCGTCACATCCAATAGGCTACTGCATCAGATGCTGTTGCTTTGGGGTGCTCGTTTGTCTGAGCTTCGACTGGCTAATGCCGCTGAATTTAACACCACGGATTGGATATGGACCACGCCATCTGAACATTCAAAGATGGGTAACATCATCAGGCGTCCGATCTTTGAACAAATGAAGCCTATGGTTGAGCGCCTTCTTAACAGCGGGAATAAGGTTTTGTTTCCGGGGCAGGAGCTTGATAAAGCCATCGACCGCTCTTCATCGAATCTGTATATGCGGAAGCTGAGAGAGACTATTGATATTCCTGAATGGCGCACCCACGACTTCCGCCGTTCTTTAGTGACTAACTTATCAAGTGAAGGGATCATGCCCCATGTCACTGAGAAAATGCTGGGGCATGAGCTTGGTGGTGTCATGGCTGTGTACAACAAACACGACTGGCTGGAAGATCAAAGAAAGGCATATGAGTTGTACGCAGATAAAATATTTTGGCACGTTAAACAGCTCGGTTAATTCCTCCATCACAAATCCATTTCTCCACCGCTCTGCGGCTATACCGCGCCGGATGTGTTAGCACTGGCGCAGGAAAGCCATGTTGCTTACGCAGCCGCCAGAGTGCTGTTCTCGCCTTGCCAATTTCGTCCATAACCTCTTTTTCACTCATAAAGTCGTGGTGCATATTCTTCTCCACACATTCCTGCTGCATCAGGTTTTAAATCAACGTGACATGTCACACATTAAGTTTTGTTTCGTGCCAGCCCAGCCTCACCCAACAGGCTGACTCTTCTTTCAGCGGGCAATCCTGCACCGGGAGGCTGTCACCACACTTACCGCACTGGCGCTTACTCATAACGCGGAAACGGCTACGGACTCGCGCATCGTCCTGGCGAATGAGCAACGCTATGTACTCGTTAAGTTCATACGGTTCACGACCGGGGCGGCGAGCGGCGCAGTTATGCGCCAGCATCTCCAGTTCCTGACTATCCAGCGCCAGCTCCAGCTTTTTACCACCGGCAGCGGCCTGTCTGGCACGCTGCGCGGCTTTGCGTTCGGCGGGGGATTTAGGCATTTTTCACCGCCGCTTTAACAGCTTGCCACAAAATCTCAAGTAGCGATGACCAAGCCAGATAGGTGTGAATACCCGCCACAAATCCAAAGCCAACGACCATGGCATACAGTAAAGCGTTGCACTTAGACATCACTCCACCCCCTTCAAAAAGATAATCCAGTGGGTTTTGTCGCCCTTGCCGGTACGCTGCCAGATTGTTGGCTTCTGATCGGTTAAAGCGATCACCTGGCTTACCGGTATCTGTGTCTCATTCCATTTAAAAATCAGCGTGCCGTGTGGCCGCAATACCCGGAAAGCCTCACTGAAACCAGCGCGTATATCATCGCGCCAGTTTTGCTTATCCAGCGCACCATACTTTTTACGCATCCAGCCGTTCTCTCCGGCGCGGTCGAGGTGTGGCGGGTCAAATACTACCTGAGCAAAACTGCAATCAGGGAACGGTAGAGAGCGAAAATCGGCGATTACATCCGGATTGATATGCAGATTTCGCCCATCACAAAGCGTGTGCTGCTCATTACGGATGTCGGTGAATAAGGCCCGAGAATCAGTCTTATCCAGCCAGAACATGCGAGAGCCGCAACACATGTCGAGGATCGGCTGTTCCATCACTCTACCTCCACGCGCTTAAACTCAATGACCCACACCCACGGGTTAGCCTGCCAGTTTTCATCGCCGTAAATTGATTCCCACAAGGTACCGAATTGGAAAATGGCTGTGTGTCCCATCTCCTCAACTTCGCGGGTGCCAGTCTTGAACCTCAGCGGCACAAACTTGCAGCCTTCCGCCTTTGCATCGTCTTCGCTTATATCCCAAAGACGCTCTACACGAACGCCGGTAATCTCCAGCGTTATGCGGGATGCCCAGCGCGGCATGTGGATTGAAGGCGTCCATCCAACCATTTCATGTCCAACCCAGCCTGCTCGGTGAATGCAGTGCTCAGGGGTGCGGTATCGCTCAGGTATCATGCTCAGCGGTGAGCCTTTGCAACCGTAGAATTCTACATCGCCCCACGTTCCATCACGCGGAGCATCAGCCATCCATGTTTCACGCACCCACAGGCGATCACCAATCTCACCAAACGGGCAAGGGAACAGCGCGGAGCGACGAGGGTTAACGAACACGCCTGGCTCAGCCCAGCACCACTTACCAATTTCGCTGCGCTTTGTTGAGTCGATGATAAAGCGCGATTCAAATCCTGCTGAGTCCGGCTGAACACGCATAATGCGGCGCGTCTGCGTCTTTCTGCCGTCGAGAACTGCACGAACCATGTCGACGTTAAAGATGATTGGGCGCTCACGCATGACTGCCTTCCTCCTTGAAGTTTTCTTTCCAGCCCTGATTCAGCATCCAGCTATAACGGTCGTTACATTTACGGAAATGACCGCGGCTATCGAAAATGCGGCGATAGTCTTTATTGTCCTGCCAGCGATGCCACCCATAACGATTGAATTCGTATAGGGTTCCGTCGGCCAAGGTAACTCGGCGGTGACTGACCTCATTAATCCGGGTGCCGTCAGGCAGAACATTGCAGCTGCTGCCGCACAGTTCGAACTTGGCACCCGTAAAATCGATCATGGTATTTGCCATCACTCACCATCCTTACCGGCGCGGAGTTCATTGGCGTACGCAACCAGTCCATCATGCAGAGCAATCGCGCCAGCTGAGCGCATTTCTGCTATCTCATAGCTGCAGTCGTATGCATCCATGACGCAATCTGTATCGCAATGGTTTGAGGATGCGTTGAGGGCGCTGGTAATTGCATCAGCCCGCACAGAGTTTAGGTAGGCGTCGGTGGCTGGGGTGGCAAGATTCGGCAGCAGAGCAAAGTCACAACTACCGTCGGGGAACTCTTCGCTGCGTGGCCGCTCATCAATCATCGTCGCACGCTGCAAAATCACACCCCAGACAGTCTGGTCGGTTTCTTCTGACCAACCGTCGCATGCATCCCCACGGTAGTAGTCGATGTCACTGTCAGCTGCTGCTATAGCCTTTTCAGCAGAATCGTGTTCTTCAAATCCGCTGTCAGAGCCATAGCTGAAGAAGCCAATGCCGTTTTTCAAAATGGCATTCTCAGCCGCCAATTTATCTTTGTGTCTAATGGCCTCTTCGAACCCACCGAGTAGCGCAGCGTGCTGTGCTTTGAGGTTAGCAATCACCTTCAGTGCATCACTTGCAAGAAGCGTAATATCGATAGACGCACAACCTTCACGACCTTGTTCGTCTTCGCCATAGACATCAAACTCTCCGATGTCAGAGGATTCATGCTGAGACAGGTCATAAAGCAGATTCTCAACGTTAACGCCGTAATTCAGTTCACTCATTTCGACCCCCTTAACCCATGCATTCCAGATACAGCCCGCTGGCAATCAGGCGGGCGCGGCGTTTAGCTGCTTCACTGTGGCGCTTCTTTGCCTCTTCAGAGCAGTCATTCCTGTGGTTGATCACCATTGGCTTGCGTGGTGGTCGAGCAACACGGCGCGGATTTCTGACCAGGGTGTAAGTGCGGTCAATAGAGCCGCCGCCCAGACAGACCTGATTCGTGCCTTCAACCTGCAGCGTTTCACCACCGCGGCGCATTATGTGAAGAACTAAACGGTTGAACTCACTCAGGGTCATACCGAGACGTTCTGCCAGCTCACGGCCCGTTGCCGGGCCTTTTGATAGCTGCCAGGCTAACTTTTCACTGAATCCGGCATTAACCCCGTTACTGCGCCGGAATTGGGCGACCTTTTTCATGACACCACCTTCAGCGTTGCCGTACGGGTGCGGAGCAAATCCATTTCCATTTGGGAAATAATGTTGATCGCGTGTGAAATGCCAGGCTGCTGGTGGTTACCCAACGTAGTTACAGCACGGCGGGCTTCCCCGAGGGCTTCACCGCGAAGTGTGCGAATCCACTGATCACAAGCAGGAGTTGCCAGCGCTGCGTTAAGGTCATCAATCAGTGTCAGGTCAGCCCCAGCAGCCTGAAGCGCGTTGATGGTGTCAGGCAGCACGCTATTGATGCGCAGAACTTCTGCAGCCATCAGGTCTGCACGAACGGTGGCAACGTCGAGGCGTGATGAAAGTTCAATAACCAATGTCGCCATGTCCATCAGAGAGGTTTCTTTGCCGATGTTCTTAGCGAACTGGTGGCCGGCAGCAACGACTTCTTTATTCGATTTGAAATGATGCATGTCATCGCCCTCAGTGAATGGTGATGGTGCTGTTAAGGCGCTCTGCTTCGTTCTGCGCCTTAATGGGGTTGGTGATTACTGAACCGTCAGGCATGACCCAGCCGTTTAGGATATGGCTGTAGGGCAGGGTGATGATGCCAACGGTAATATGGTCATTTGGCTTTTCCATGAAACTCTCCACACACGATTTTTGGTTGCATGAATCCCTTGCCAGTGACGGCAATAAAAACTATTGGAATTCGTTTAAGTTGGCTGGTGAGCTACTGCAATAACCCACCGCCCGATTACTCCACACATTTGAAAGGTTGTTGCGGTGCCGGGTGCCTCCCGGTGCTCTGGTCAGACTGACAGACACCAGAGCGGAGACTCTTAGACTGTATGCAATCGTTGTCAGTCTTCCGCGTGCGCTGGCCGCATTCACCACAACGGCTGAGAGCATTAATCGGTTCAGGGAGGTCTTCTGGAGTTTCCTTCGCCACAGAGAAATGCTCTCACCGTTGTGTGCTGACCTCCCAGCCAGCTTGGTTCGGGTAACACGCTAACGTGATTTACGAACTGGCAGACTTTTACGGTGCTGCCCCCGCTGTTATGGCGACCGGTACTGTGAACCTCCGGCATTTGCAGATAAAGTTAATAGGTGTATGGGGCTATCAACTCACTCGCGCATCAGCCTGCGCATTCACCACAACGAGAAGGACACTTACTCCACGTCTCTAAAGCGTTCGAAAACACCCGCTTTGCAAATGTCCTTGTCGTTGTGAAAAAGGGCGGTTAAACCAAACCATCATGAGTAACCGCCAACATAGCAATTCCGCGCTCTTAAAACGCTGGTCCAAGAACCACGTTTTCAACATCACACTGCACACTCACCACACCGGCATCACCACAGCAGATCACATCAGCATCCGGGAAGAGACGCAGAAAGGTAATTAGGTCCCGAACCGTTGTATTCGACATGTTCTTGATCATTTTCACAGCACCGACCTCACACCACTGCAACACGCTTAGCAAATCATCCCGATCTTCTTACGCCTCGGGCGGCTACTTCGTGGGCGTCCTGCCTGTTCGCTGTTGATGTGCTAATTAAACTATATGTTTATAATAACGTCAACCTTAGGTTGATAAATATTTTGTTTATGTTCTGCGTTGTTTCTTTTTTGCGGATTTTAGGCACAAAAAAACCGGCTTTCGCCGGCTTAATTTATTTTGAATCTCTTTACTCTTTCGCTACATCATCAGCAGATATAAAGCGCGTTGCTTTGATGATACCTGACACAAAATGGACCCTATCAACCTGGTCAGCTGTGAGGGTGAAAGGTTTGTGATCGTTGTTAATGCTGGTAAATTGATAGTCACCCCCTCTGTTGTAGTTGAGGATTTTTATCATGTTGTGTCCATCCTTAGTCCTGATGAACACTTCATCGCCGGGAGCCACTTTTGTTCCTGGCTCTATGACAACGAACTCGCCAGATTGAATGCGCGGCCACATGCTATCGCCACGAACCCTAACCCCATAAGCTGATTTATCATCGCTGTAAATGCGCAGCCAACCCGCGTGAAACTCCATCATATCTATCAGACCGTCCATTCCCAAAACGGCATCTCCTATCACAGGGATTAGACCGTCACGCATCTTGCCAATCACATCTGCCTCTGATGGCAGTGGAAGCTTGGAGCTTCCCAGATCAGCTTTTGAATTCTGTGAGGTAACCGCAGTGTTTAAATCTTCTTCTTCACCCAATAGCCATGAAAGAGGCAACTGAGTAGCCGCAGAAATTTTGATAGCAGAATCCTTGCCCATTTCCCCGCGCTTGAACCAGTTGTTCACCGCTTGAGGTGAGACCTCTGCAATCCTTGCGAGATGCGCCTTGCTAAAACCTGTCACCTGGAGAATTTCGTCCAGTCTATTTGCCTTGCTCATAAACATCATCGCACCGTTCAATTACCAATCCGGATTGTAAACGTTATGTTTATATGAATCTATAAACCAAAAGTTGACTTGAGTATAAACTTATTGTTTAATGTCTCTGTCGAATATAAACCGGAGATAACCGATGGAAGCATTAACCAAAGCTATTGAAGCTGCAGGCTCAGCCCGCGCATTGGCTTTAAAGCTTGGCGTTTCTCCAATGACCGTAAGTTACTGGCAAAGCCGTTCAGCTGGCATAGTTCCAGCAGAGCGCGTAATCAGCATCTTTCAGGTTACTGGCGTAACACCTCATGAGTTGAGGCCAGATATTTACCCGAGCCCGTCCGATGGTATGGCGGATTTTAAGCGAGTTTAACAACCTGCATAACTACCTTAGGGAAATGCAAATGGTAGACACAATCAACACAGCAATTCGACTGATGTGCAAAGCACATAAAGCGGGTCGTTTAGGTATGGCCGATGACTTAGGCATGACCATCGATCAGTTTCACAACCACATGTATCGCAAGTGTGGCAGTCGTTTCTTCACTCTGGACGAACTCATGAAGATGGAAGATTTATCCGGAACGGCATGCCTGGCAGACTTTTTCGCGACACGTCACGGAAAGTTGCTGGTGGATGTCTCTGCAGTTAATGAGGTGGATAAGGTCGATCTGTATGACATCGAGATGAAAGCGAGCGCAGCAGCTGGTGAGTTGGCCATAGCAAAGATCGCCGCAGCTTCTGACGGTGTGATCGACAACCATGAACGAAAAACCTTATCCGCACTTTTCCACAAAAAAATGCGTCACCAGATTCACGGCTTCTTGGGTTTTATGGCGCTGTATGGAGTCGGTGTTGCTGAGCATTCGGTGGATATGTTTGTGGCGAACGGCAGGAAAATCGATGCATCAGGTATGCAAATTGAAGTGCAGGACATTTGAAAATGAAAAAGTTTTTAAGCCCCAAAAAAGTGACACCCGCAGGATTGCAGTCCCCGGGTGTCTGTCGCGATTTTATCAACGTGTGTGGAGAATCAATCGCATGTCCATTGTAAGCCAAAATAGAGCGGTTGGGCAATTCCGTTGCCGCGTTATCGCTGGCGTCCGTGTCTATGAGCAAATCATAACGACAGCTGCTGGCTCTAACAACTACCAGCCAACAACGCGTCTGGTAGTTGAGTCTGCCTGGAAAACTTTCTACAGCCGACCAGCGCAGTCGGAGGTGATCTGATGGAAAACGAGATCATCAAACCCTGGCAGGAACGCTATAAGGACCCGCGCGGCGTGATAGTTGAAACAGTCGGCGTCGACGTGGTTAATCATCGCGTTATTTATATGCGTCCCAACTATCCGCATCCGTGCATGCAGCCCCGCGTTCTGTTCAGTCAGAAGTTCAGGAAGGTGGCGTCATGAGTTTATTACTGAAGGTTAAGCCTCTGGTCATTAGCCCGGCTCTTGCGCAGCGTATTGGGCTGAATGAGGCAATTGTGCTGCAACAGATTTGCTACTGGCTGGAGGACACCACTTCAGGTGTTGAGCACGATGGCAAACGCTGGATTTACAACACTATTGAAGACTGGAATGAACAGTTCCCTTGGTGGTCGTCAGATACCGTTAAACGCGCTCTGACCTCACTCAAGAAGAGTGGGTTGATCTACGTTGAACAGTTAAAAAAGACGCAGCACGACCGCACGAATTTTTATGCGATTAACCACGCAAACCCACTGTTGGCCGATGAGTGCAAATTGCCCTCATCGAAGGATGCAAGTTGCACTCATCGAAAAGGGCAAGCTGCACCAATCGATAAGGGCAGTTTAACCCCATCGATGGGGGCAAATTGCACTCGTCTTACAGAGAATACAACAGAGATTACTACAGAGATTACAACAACCCCTTCTTGTCAGGTTGCTGGGCAACCCGACCATGTCCCTGATCCAAATCAGGCTGCTTTCAGTGTGCTGGAGCATCTGAACCGCGCAGCTGGCATGCGCTTTCAGAAATCAAAATCCTCACTTGCACCAATTCGCGGTCGCTTGGCTGAAGATTTCACTGCTGATGAGCTGATCCTCACTGTGGACTATTCAATCGCGAAGTGGGCTGAAGACCCAAAAATGTGTGAGTACGTCCGACCGGAAACAATTTTCCGTCCGGGTAAGTTCCCCGGCTATCTGAGTTCCGCGCAGAAGTGGGACAAAGCCGGGCGTCCACGTTGCATTAACGGCAAGTGGCAGCGCGATGTGATGGCTGTTTCTCAGGTAGACACATCAACGCCTCACGGCTTTCGCGGCGCATAAGGGGACAGAGCGATGATTAACCACGAATCAAAAATTCTTGAGCTGATTACCCGCAATGGTCCGCTGAAGGTTCGCGACCTCTGCAAGCTAACCGGCCTGCATGAGACGTCAGTTAAGCGCTTTATCAAACCGCTGTTCACTAAGGGGCTGCTAAAGCGTGCCAGCGACTGGAGCTACTCGATCAACACCGACCCGTTGCCGGTTGAGAGCGAGAGATACAGCCACAAGGCGAAGCAGGCCGCTGAACTGGAGAGTAAGGGGTTCTGGCTGCGTGCAGCACAGGTATGGCGCGAGGCAATGCTGGTGGCGAAGTTCGATGTGTCACGCAATGAAGCCAAAGAAAACTGCGACCGCTGTGCAGCAGAGGGTTCCCTGAACTGTGGCAGCTACGGCGGACTCGATACCGGCCGCATCATTTCAGCCAGTGTGAACAGGGATTTGTTATGAGAGCGCACCTGAAGAACCACTACGAGCGAAATGAGATTTTCTATCAGGCCATCCGCACCGCAGCCGTGATGATTGCCGTCCTGATTATTGTCCTGACATGGGAGCTGACCACAACATGAGCACGTTATCTCAGTACTACAAACAGAAAGAACAAAATGGTACCGGCACCACCGTCAAAAAAACGTTCATGGTACCGTTCGAAGAACTGTACACAGTGGAAGGTGAGCAGGGGCGTCCACTGAATAAAGAGCACGCTGAGAAAATGTGTGAGCTCTGGATGTCAGGAACAGACTTACCAGCACTTCTCGTTGAAGTAACAGAACGCGGAGTAAAGATCATTGATGGTCAGCATCGTCACTATGGCGCGCATCTGGCAAGAGAAAAGGGGCACCAGATACCCCGAATCGAATGTAAGGATTTCATCGGTACACCGCTGGAAAAACTGGCTATCCAGACCGGCAGCAGTGAAGGCTTGCAGATAACGCCTATTGAACGCGCCATCAACTACAACAAGGCAAAAAATCAGGGGCACAGCATCCAGGAGATTGCCAAAGCTTTTCATCGTTCAGTTACAGACGTTGAGAATCACCTTCAACTGCTTTCGTCTGGTGAAACTCTGTTGGGAATGGTGAATTCAGGGGAAGTATCAGCCACCACAGCGATGGAACTTAGCAAAAAACACGGTCCTGCTGCAGGTCGTATTGCCAGTGAACAGTTTGAGAAAGCCAAAGCGGAGGGCAAGAAGAAGCTGACCCGCTCAGCAGCAATCGTTTCACCGGCAAAACTGCGTGAAAAAATCCGGGCGGAGCATGCGGCGTGGTCGCAGGAAACGTTTGGCGATGTTGGCCCGATTGGTCCTCTGAAGCACCTGGCAAAAGAAGCGATGGAAGCAGCTGAAGCGCCCGATGACCTGTCCGAATGGGCTGACCTTCAGTTTCTGCTGTGGGATGCAATGCGCCGCGCCGGTATCACCGAGGAAGAGCTCAATGCCGCGATGGAATTGAAACTCAGCGTCAACAAGGCTCGCAACTGGCCGGAGCCTAAAGACGGTGAGCCGCGCGAACACCTAAAGGCTGATAGCGAGGAACCCGTTCAGTCTGAAAAAGACTATGGCGATGACCTGCCATTGCTGAAGCATGAAATCCTTGAGCAAAGCGGCGTTGAGGTGTGGGCATGCGTTATTGCCGCGTTCAAAATGAAAGCTGAGTATACCTACAGCGAATCCAAATGGGCGCATACATGGGCGGCAGACTCTGTTGAGAACCCTACCTGTGTGACAGTGCCAGCAGAGACGATTGCCAGCGCTGTTCGTCTCATCAAACAGCACCAGGACGATCTTGAACTGAAGTTGTGGCTGTCAGAGAAGCACGATGATGCAGACGTTGCTGCTGAGCAGCTGATGCGCTTCTCAGCAGTATTGTCAGAGATTCGCCAGGACCAACCCTGCACGGTTCAGGAATTTATCGCGCTGGTGGAGCAGACCAACCGTGACTGCTGGACAAACATCCGCATGCTGCGTCAAGCAGTTCGTGAAGTGGTTGGTCAGATGACCATTCCCGGCATTGGGGAGGAGGCTATATGAGCTGGATGAGGCTTTCCGGTGGGAGAAATCAAGTAATACTCACTGATTACCACCTCGATGTGAAAGAGGGTGAAACCCGGTTTGAGTATCTGGTGCGGCATAACAGCAAAATCTGGAATACCATGCTGGAGCAGAAGATCACCGTCGAGAGGGATAGCTTTGGTGCGTTTAAGCCCACCATAGCATTGGAAGACTTTCCCCGTGGGCTCAGCGAAAGGGAGTCCATGCTGAAACTGGCTGACTGGTTGCACCGCCTCGGTGTTTCTATCGAAGATCACTGGAGCAAACCATGATTTCACATGAAGCGTTCATTGGTTCAATTCTATTCGCTGCGTTTTATTTTTTCTTTGCCGGTATTGTTGCTGAGCACAGCAGCTCGAACCGCCACAAAGATATCAGCAGTCCACTGCCTTCCATTGCGAGGGGGTTAGCCTGGCCACTGGCGTTAATCAAATACGCGCTACTGATGATTTGGGGGTGGTTGTGAAGTTAACTCTCCCGTTCCCGCCAAGCGTAAACACGTACTGGCGTAACACCAGAAAGGGAGTATTGATCAGCGCCTCCGGGCGCTGTTTCCGCTCCAACGCATTTGCCGCCGTTCTTCAACAGCTTAAGCGCCGACCACAGCCGATTACAGTGAACGTGCAGGTTACCGTGCTGCTGTTCCCGCCAGACAAGCGTCAGCGCGACCTTGATAACTACCTCAAAGCCCTGTTCGACAGCCTCACACATGCCGGTATATGGGGCGATGACAGGCAGATAAAGCGATTCACTGTAGAGTGGGGGCCGGTCACCAAAGGCGGCAAGTCTGAGTTGGTAATCAGCGAGTTCCAGCCGGTGGCGGCATAGGTCCGCAACTGGTTACGTGACCAGTAAAATTGGGTATAGTGAGTGCTGTACTGGTGATTGCAGTCGCCGTACCAAGGTTGGTCCCGCTCACTTGCAGGTGATGGGGCGGGGCCATTTAAAAATGTTGTTCCAGTGTGTGGAGAGAAACATGCTTAACCAGATTTCTGGTGGCCTCGTGCCATCACGTCCTTTCAATGCTATTCCCGGCATTACCAGCGCTGAGATCGCCCGTATGGTCGATAAGCGTCATGACAATGTGCGCCGCACTATCGCAACGCTCATTCAGAATGGTGTTATTACCTCTCCTCAAATTGAGGTTGTCGAAGAAATCAATAACTTACAGCTTCCAGTTCAGCGTCAGGTATATGTTTTCACCGGTGAAAAGGGCAAGCGAGATAGCATTATCGTTGTCGCCCAGCTCTCTCCTGAGTTCACAGCCCGTCTTGTTGATCGCTGGCAGGAGCTTGAGAGTTCTCAACCCGTTCAAATCCCTCAGTCATTCGCTGAAGCACTTCGGTTAGCCGCCGAACTGGAAGAGCAAAAAGAGCGCCTGCAGCTGCAACTGACTGAAGCCGCTCCAAAGGTCGCGTTCGTGGACCGTTATGTAACGGCTGCAGGTTCAATGACATTCCGCCAGGTGGCAAAACTTCTTGAAGCCAAAGAGCCTGAATTACGCCTGTTCCTGATTGAGAGCCGGATCATGTACCGACTCAGTGGTGTGCTGACACCCTACAGCCAGCATATCGAAGCGGGGCGATTTGAAGTCAGAACTGGGACCACTAACGACTCAAACTATGCATTCAGCCAATCCCGATTCACCGCAAAGGGCATTCAGTGGATTGGCGGGCTATGGACGGCGCATAAAGCTGCAGGTGGTGATGAGTGAGGGCATTACTTACACCTGAAGTAGCGCCGCGCACAGGGATTGTGCTGCTAAAGCCGGGGCCGGAGCTCATGAGGCTGTTTAGCGGACGCGTAGTTATCAGCACACCTTCAATCGACATGGTGGACCTGCCATCAGGGCGGCTGAATGACGGTACACAGCCGCTGCTGGATGAACCCTCACTGATTGCCTTCTTCGGTCACGAACGTGTGATAGCTGCTGCTGGTGGGCTTAATGCGCTGACATCTTTCGTCCAGTCTTTCGGCTGCTGCCAGTGGGAGAAGTCCGGGGCATGGCATCATCATGAATTCACTGTGTCAGAAATCGAAAACGGCCTGGTGTCCCTTTGCTACAGCCACGATAATGAGTTCAGGGAAAACGGTGTACCCGGTAGCCTGGAGAACATCGCCAAAGGCAATACCGCCCTCTGGATAATCAGGGCTGCATGCAGCCAGATGGCGCTTAGCGGTGACCACCAGCTGACGTTGCCTGAGCTGTGCTGGTGGGCCTCACTGAATGACCTGATTGATCTCATACCAGAGGCACCGGCCAGGCGCGTTCTGCGTATGCCAAAAGAGGTTATTCAGGCTGGCGGACTCAAAGAGGCCAGAATTATTCCGGCGCGTCCGGCACGCGAGGTAATTCAGGACGCTGCACAGGTCGTCAAAAAGATAATCAGCCTTCGAGCCGACCCTGAGTCGCCAGAATCATTCATGAAGCGTCCCAAGCGTAAGCGCTGGGAGAATGAGAAGTACACACGATGGGTTAAGTCGCAGAGCTGCGCATGTTGCGGCTGTCAGGCGGACGATCCTCATCACATCATCGGGCACGGTCAGGGGGGGATGGGGACAAAGGCCCATGATTTATTCGTGATACCGCTTTGCAGGGCGCATCACGATGAACTGCACCGGGATATGAAAGCGTTTGAAGCAAAATATGGCAGTCAGGTTGAGCTGCTATTCAGGTTCCTTGATTTCGCGATTGCAGTCGGCGTTATCGGGACAGATAAAAAATAAAGTGTGTGGAGAAGGTGAGCATGAAAATAGAATCGGCGTTGAAGCATTTCAATCCGAAGAGTCTGCAGATCAGTGACTCTTCCCGTGCAACGGGCAGTGAAGGGCTTACAGGTACAGACCTGATGGCCGCTATCGGGATGTGTCAGTCAAAGTCACCAATGGGGATTGCAGCCGTTCTGGCTAAGTCCGGGGTCAGTGAAGAAGATAAGGACCGTGTAATCGGCCTGCTGATGTTGCATGCAAGGCGCATAACCCCAAAGCTCGTTCTCAAAGCAGCTGGATCAAAGTTGCCATCCTGCATCCGGGTACTTTCAAAGCTGGCATATGAAGACTATGTGCGCTCTGCATCGAGCACTCACTCATGCCCCGACTGTGATGGCCGTGGCATCATGAACAGCATTGAGCATGTGATGATCCACCCTGGCTGCTCAACACCTGACAACGATAATTATGTTCCGCCAAAATACCGGCTGGAAACGCTAGAGAAGATGTGCGTGACATGTCACGGTAAGGGCGCAGTGACAGAGCGCTGCCGTTGCAATGGCACTGGCCGGGTGCGTGACATTGAAAAGTCCAGGCTGACAAATACCATTGTCGAAAAGAGTTGCGAGCGGTGCGGGGGAAGAGGATTCACTCGGTCGCCAGGCACGAAAGCCTTCCGGGCTATCAGCGTGCTGATTCCTGACCTGCAGGAGAGAACATGGAACCGGAACTGGAGGCCGTTCTTTGATGCGCTGGTGGCTAAATTAGAGCAGGAAGAATCTCACGCTGACCAGACCTTTCAGAAAATAACAGGAAATGAAAGATTCCCCAGCCAAAGATAACTGTTGCTTTTGTCCGGGAATGGATTAATATCTTCTCATAGTGGGGATTTTATGAGTCTTCCGCACTAAAAAGATTTATCTGGTTCGCCACAAGCGGGTCAGTTGCATATTAAGTGGATGTCCGAAAGCCCCGCAGCCTCACCAGCTGATGGGGCTTTTTTATTGGCTTATCCCCTGCAAGGGATGCCTAAAACATTATCCCCACTACGGGATAAAATAATTACCCCTGTTGCCGACGGGCAAGGCAGTTACCGCTGTAGCGTCAGGGTTTCCACACAAAGAGGTCGCCATAGAGCGGCCTTTTTTCGTTTTTGCGCACGCCAATCAGTCTCCACACACACTTTTGACGCCGTGGCGTTGCGCATCTTCCTTTTGACTACCGACAGCACCGCCCGTAATCACGGAGGTGATATGAGTATCGATATGAGCAAACTGGCATCAGGCGCAGCTTACGGCGCATCTGCCGGGACAATCGCTAATGGTCTGCTGACCCGGCTGAGTCCCGATGAATGGAGTGCTGTAGGCGTGCTGGCCGGTATTCTGGTCGCGCTGTTCACGCTCGGCATCAACTGGTACTACAAACGCAAGGCAACGCTGGCCCAAATCAAGGCTCTACAGCGCTGGCCCACCGCACCAGACATCAACGAGGATTAACCCATGGCTATGTCAAACAGCCTGCGCAATAAGCTGATTGCTGTCGCGGGAGGCGGAGCCATGGCTATCGCTACGGTATTCCTCGGCGGTAAAGATGGTGTAGAGGGCAGGGCTTACGAACCCTACAAGGATGTTGCAGGTGTCTGGACTGTCTGTGATGGACACACTGGCACCGGCATTATCAAAGGCAAAAAGTATACCGACCGCGAGTGTGACCGCTTCCTGTGGAACGATTTGCAGCCGGTCAAGAAGTCTGTCGACAGCCTCGTCAAAGTCCCGCTGGGAGAGTATCAGCGTGCCGCGCTCTACAGCTTCACTTACAACGTTGGCTCTGGAGCGTTCTCCAAATCAACACTACTGAAGCGCCTCAATACGGGCGATGTTGATGGTGCATGTGAAGAACTGCGTCGCTGGATTTATGCGGGTGGACAGAAGTGGCGCGGACTGATGAACCGCCGCGACATGGAGCGCTCAATGTGCCTGGCGGAGAGTGCTGATGACCTCAAAGGCTAAAGTAATCGCTGCAATCATCCTAGTGGTTCTGCTGCTCTTAGCCACCTCAGCAGCGTTCGCGCTTTATTACCGCGGCAATGCCATTGACTACAAGTCGCAGCGCGATACCGCGACCAGCAGCCTTAAGCAGGCCAATGACACTATCATCGACATGCAGACACGCCAGCGCGATGTGGCCGCATTAGATGAGAAATATACGAAGGAGTTAGCAAGTGCTAAAGCCACTATCGATCAGTTGCGTGATGATGTTGCTACTGGCAAGCGCAGGCTGCAGCTCAACGCCACCTGCACGAAGCAATCCGCCACCGGCACCTCCGGCATGGATGATGCAGCCAGCGCCCGACTTACTGACGCCGCTCAACGGGATTATTTCACCCTCAGAGAGCGAATCGAAGTTGCCGGAAAGCAAATAGCTGCATTGCAGCAGTACATCCACGAGCAATGCCTGAGGTAGCCATGGCAATATTTTTCGGCAGGGTTAATAAGAGCGAGTGGGAGCATACCGGCCTGTTCGCCAACATAGTCCCGGTTTACTTACGCAATATGGAATCAGGCGAACCTGATGTGTGCGCTGCTAACGGTGTACCCGAATGGTTCTTTAACCTGATTACCCTGCTGGCCTGTTACATGCCGCTGCCCTATGAAGGCTTCATGTTCACGCATGTGAAGCCAATCGAGCCAGTTATGAAAGTCAAAGATTAAAAAAAAGGCCCGTGCAGGGCCATTCAAAGAGGAACACTATTTATTGTTGTTCTGAAAGATTAAAAGCATACATCGTTATTGCAAGCGTAAGCGGTAACGTTAATGAGAGGAAAATCATGAGCGAAGCAAAACCGCAGGACGGCAGCACCGTTAAGGGCTATCGAACGCTCTCTTTTGGCGAAACCGGAAAGATGAATCAGTTCAAAGACCTGAGCCGCCAGTTCATTGCTCTGTTGATGGAGCATCGTAACGATATGCAAAGCGACCCAAGCCTGCAGAACTCTCAGGAAAACTGGGAAACCCATGAATGGTTGCGTGAAGCACATAAGGATATGCAGCGTGCCTGTATGGCGGCGTGCCGTGCTGTAGCCCGTCCAGACTCAGACTGCTGAGATCATCACAAGGCGCATTTGCGAGTGTGCCTGATGATGAATCTCCGACTAGAGATAACTGGCAACCACGGTAAGAAAAACAAACCTTCGTAAGAATGATCCACTTTAATAAGATCAATGGCGGAGCTATGTTGTTAACTCATGTACACATATGAGTAGCGAAGAAAAATGAAATATTTAATCCAAACGTTTCTTGCCAAATCAAGTGATGGCAGTCAGATCAAATATGAGATTTATTCGAACAGCAGAAAGCTCGATTATTATGATAAGGTTCCAGAAGGTTCGTGCCGAGTAATGTCTTATCGGTTTGAAGGGAATTCAATAAACTTGGTTGATGAAGATGTAGATGTTGATCCGCTCTTCGCGGCAAACAAACCTGCACCTAACACTTGGTATTCAGATGGCCCACATCGAGTAAACCTTGAAATGCTTATTGAATACCTGACCAAAAATGCATAACCGCCTCCGGGCGGTTTTTTATTGGGGTGGATATGGACGTTATGATCGATGGTGTGCGCTATGCGCCGGTCACTGAACGGGCATCGAATATCGGCATAGCTATCAGCACCCATAACCGCCATGACGTCATATCCCGCGCAATGGATCATCAACTGAAGTTTCTGCCAGCCGGTGCGCTGGTGGTAGTTATTGATGACGGTTCAGCAAAACCAGTGACAGCGCCTGAAGGTGTCCGGGTTGTTCGGCATGATGTGTCGCGCGGTATTGTAGCGGCGAAGAACGCCAGCCTTGAGGCGCTAATTGATGCAGGGTGTGAGCATCTATTCCTTTGGGACGATGACGCCTGGCCGATTGCTGGTGGCTGGGAACAACCTTACATCGAATCACCTGAGCCGCATCTGGCTTACCAGTTTCAGGACTTCGCCACCGGGCAGAAGCTTAACGATATAGCGGTACTCTACCGGGATGCTCAGCACGTAGCCTACACCGGCCAGCGTGGTGTGATGCTGTATTACCACCGTAGCGTGATTGAGAAGGTTGGCGGTTTCGATCCCGTCTACCAGCGTGGCATGTATGAGCACTCTGATTTAGCGTTGCGCATCCATAACGCAGGGCTAACGAGCTGGGCGTTCGCTGATGTCACTGGCTCTGATAAGCTGATTTACTCGCTTGATGAACACCAGGCTGTAGAGCGTTCAGTGCCAAAGCCTGACCGTGAAGCTCAGGTAAAGCGCAACGTCACTATTCACAATGAGCGCCGTAACAGCGGCTACACCGGTTATGCAGAGTACCGGCAGCAGCGCAATGCGGTGATTACCACGCTGCTGACCAGTCAGCCTGACCCCCAGCGCAACACCAGAATGACGGCATCGCCTGACCTGCTGACTACGTGGGCGGCGTCGGTCAAAGGTGGTGATGCGGTAGTGCTGGCCGATGAGCTCACTACAGCACCTGCAGGCGTTTCGCTGGTGGCCGTCCCTGATGTGAAGATGAATGTCTACTTCCGGCGCTGGCTGCATATCTGGCAGCACCTTCGCGATCATCCTGAATATTACTTCGTCTGGTGTACTGATGGCACTGACGTTGAGATGCTGCGCGAACCGTGGCAAGGGATGGAAGAGGGGAAGATTTACGTTGGCTCCGAACCTAAAACCTATGCAGACGCATGGGCTAAGCAGCAGCATCCTGAAAGTGTTTATCAGGCGTTTCTCGCTGAGCACCAGAATGATGTGATGCTCAATGCCGGTCTGCTGGGTGGAAATCGTAATGATGTGATGGCAATAGCGCACGGTATCATCCGGCTGTACTACCACCTTGAATCATTGCGATTCTGGAATCAGGAAGTAAAGGCAGCAGCTGTTGGTGACATGATTGCCTTTGGCATTGTGGCTCATCGCTACAGCGACAGGCTGGTGACCGGACCCGCCGTGCATACAGTATTTAAGTCAGACGGCATCGGTAAGGAGTTTGCCTGGTGGAAGCACAAATAAAGTTTGTGGTGGTCTCTCACCACTCTCGCAGGGCTCAGGCAGAACGGCTGGCACAGCTGCTTAATGCTCATCTGCTGTTTGATGAGGATCAGCATGGCGCTAACTGGAATCACCGGCGTGCTATCGAGTGGGCCAGCCAGCAGGATTGCCGGGTAGTGATACTCGAAGATGATGCGCTGCCGGTGCCCGGCTTCGCGGATAAGGTGGCTGAGTGGCTGTCTCGCTTCCCTGATGACCTGCTGAGCTTCTACCTGGGGACCGGCAGACCGCCGCAGTATCAGTCCGAGATAGCGGCAAAGCTCATTGATACAGACCGGCAGCAGGCGGACTACATCACCCTCAACCGGCTCATTCATGGCGTTTGCTACAGCGTTCCCCGGCTAAAGCTTAATCAGGTTATCAGCCGCTGGAATCATGGCTCGCCTGCTGATTACGCTGTGGGTGATGCATGCGGCGGTGCAGTGGTGTACCCATGCTACTCACTGGTTGATCACGCTGACACGGCGACGGTTGAGCGCCACCCCGACAACACACCACGAACTGAGCGCCGCAGGGCGTGGAGACTGGATGCCGCAACGAATACCGAGAGCGTGCCGTAAGCACGGCTGCGCCAGGACAACCACAGACCGCTCTGGCTATTGTGCTGACCATATCAATGAGGGCTGGCAACAGCATCAGCGCGGTCAAAGCAGGCATGAGCGGGGATATGGCAGCCAATGGGATGTAAGACGCGCGCGAGTTCTTGAGCGTGATCGGCACCTCTGTCAGGAGTGCCTGCGCAACGGCAGACCCACAGCGGCAAAGACGGTTGACCACATTACCCCGAAAGCACATGGGGGTACCGATGAAGACAGCAACCTGCAGGCTTTGTGCTGGCCGTGCCACAAGGCAAAGACAGCCAAAGACAGAATCAAATGATAATGATTATCTTTCATAGGTGCCAGCGCGCACCATTTTGGTGCTTCAAAGGCTTCAAATGAGAATCAATATCATTTGAGCGGTTTTTGATGGGGGAGGGCGGGTCGAAAGTTCCCCCCTCTCGCCTTTCAGGACCGCCGCCTAACCCTTTTTCACACCGCCGCAGGTTAGAAAACTTTTTTTGGGGTCCCCCAACCAGTTATTAATAGGAGTTTTCGATTATGCCTGGACCACCGAAAACCCCGACACATCTGGCTTTGGTGAAGGGGAACCCATCAAAACGGGCAGTAAACAAAAAAGAGCCAAAACCGCCTTCTGGGGTCCCCCCAGTTCCGAAGCATCTGGACAAGATGGGGAAGTACTGGTTCAAGCGAATCGGCGAAGAGCTTGATGCTGTCGGAGTGATGACCACTCTCGACGGTAAAGCACTTGAATTGCTGATCGAGGCTTACACCGAGTACCGGCAACACTGCGATGTTCTTACTGAAGAGGGCTACACCTATAAAACGGTGTCCGCTACGGGTGAGGATATTGTTAAAGCACATCCGGCAGCAGTGATGAAGTCCGATGCGTGGAAGCGCATCAGGGCGATGCTCTCTGAATTTGGCATGACCCCGGCCAGCCGCTCCAAGGTTGGCGCGTCCGGGCCTGTCGAAGCCGATCCTCTGGAAGAGTTTCTTAAAAAGCGCAAATGATGAATGGCAACTGTTCAGGCTGGTATTCAGTACGCAGAAAGCGTGCTGGCTGGCGAGATCGTTGCTGGCGAACTGGTGCGCCTGGCGTGCCAGAGATTCCTCAATGATTTAGAACACGGGCCGGAACGCGGTATCTACTTCAGTGAGGACCGCGCCCAGCACATTCTCGACTTCTATAACTTCGTTCCGCATGTGAAAGGTGCTCTGGCAGGTAAGCCAATTGAGCTGATGCCCTGGCACATCTTCATCCTGATAAACCTTTTTGGTTTTACCATTCCGCTGATTGATGAAATGAGCGGCAAACAGGTTATTGATGATGATGGTGATCCGGTCATGGTTCGCCGTTTCCGCACCGCTTATAACGAAGTGGCACGTAAAAATGCCAAATCAACCGTCTCATCGGGCATCGGTCTGTATATGACCGGGGCTGATGGTGAGGGGGGCGCAGAGGTTTACTCAGCGGCCACAACCCGCGATCAGGCCCGCATTGTATTTGATGATGCCAAGAACATGATTAAGAAAGCGCCCCGTACCTTAGGGCGTTTGTTTGGTCACGTTAAGCTGAACATCCATCAGGAGCGATCAGCATCAAAATTTGAACCTCTTTCCAGTGATGCTAACAATCTCGACGGCCTCAATATCCATTGCGGCATAGTTGATGAGCTACATGCTCACCGAACCCGTGATGTCTGGGACGTGCTGGAGACCGCCACGGGTGCGCGACTTCAGTCTCTTTTGTTCGCCATCACTACAGCAGGGTCCAATAAAGAAGGCATCTGCTTTGAACAGCGTGATTACGCCATCAAGGTCCTGCGCGGCGTGGTGGAGGATGACACTTACTTTGCTGTCGTTTACACCCTGGACGAAGAAGACGATCCGTTTGATGAGGCTAACTGGCCAAAAGCTAACCCCGGTCTCGGTGTCTGCAAACGCTGGGACGATATGCGTCGCCTCGCTAAAAAGGCAAAAGAGCAGGTTGCTGCGCGGCCTAACTTTTTCACTAAGCACCTGAACATATGGGTTACAGCGGAAAGCGCCTGGATGGATATGGATCGCTGGTCGAAGATGTCGCCAACTGCCGAAGAGGCTGAAAGAAAAGGCTGGCCTCTCTGGGTTGGTGTTGACCTCGCGAACAAAATCGACATCTGCGCTGCTGTAAAAACATGGCGTGACCCGACAGGCGAAACGCATATGGAGCCCCGGTTCTGGTTACCTGAGGGGCGTATTGAAACAGCGCCTAATCATATTGCAGAGCTCTATCGTAAATGGGCTGATGCAGGACACCTTGAGCTTACGGACGGGGATGTAATAGATCACGGGGTCATTAAGGCTGAAATAGTGGAGTGGGTTAAGGGCGAGAATATTAAAGAAATCGCATTCGACCCATGGAGCGCATTGCAATTCAGCCTGGCGCTGGCTGAAGAAGGTCTGCCGCTGGTTGAGGTACCGCAGACGGTTAAAAACCTGTCTGAGTCCATGAAGTCAGTTCAGGCAGAGATATACGGCAACAAGTTCCATCATGACGGCAACCCCGTTATGACCTGGATGATGTCGAATATCACCGTCAAGCCTGACAAAAACGACAATATCTTTCCGAACAAATCCACGCCGGAAAACAAAATTGACGGGCCGGTTGCATTATTCACAGCCAAAAGCCGACTTCTGGTCAATGGCGGCGGTGATGTGCAGGACCTGAGCGGCTTCTTTGAAAACCCGATAATGATAGGTTTCTGATGAAAAAAAATAAGCAGCCTGGCAAAGTTAAAAGCGCTTTGCTCAACTGGCTCGGGGTCCCCATTAGCCTGACGACCGGCACGTTCTGGGAAGAATGGTGGGGGAAAAGCAGCAGCGGTAAAACGGTTTCCGCAGATAAAGCGATGCGATTATCGGCCGTCTGGGCATGTACCCGCCTGCTGAGCGAGTCAGTTTCAACGCTTCCACTCAAGATTTACCAGCGCCAGCCTGATGGTTCGCGTGTGCTGGCGCTGGATAATCCGGTTTATCAGGTGCTCTGCCGCCGTCCGAATCTTGAAATGACGCCTTCGCGCTTCATGCTATCGGTGGTGGCGTCAGTCTGCCTTCGCGGTAATGCCTTCATCGAAAAAAAGATGATCGGTAAAAAGCTGGTGGCGTTGGTTCCGCTTCTTCCGCAGAACATGGTGGTTAAGCGTCTGGATAACGGCAGTCTTCAGTACACTTACACGGAAGTTAAGTCGAAACGTGAAATCCCGGTTCAGAACATCATGCACATACGGGGATTTGGACTGGACGGTGTATGCGGGATGATGCCGATGATGACCGGCCGTGATGTTATCGGCGCGGCAATGTCGGTTGAAGAGTCAGCAGCAAAAATATTTGAAAATGGCCTGCAGAGCTCAGGCTTTCTTTCCTCCGATGTCGCCATGGACGACAAGCAGCGTGAAAGGCTGCGGGGCTATCTTGAGCGCTTTATTGGCTCGAAAAATGCCGGAAAGGTAATGGTCCTTGAGGCAGGAATGAAGTATCAGGGCGTCACAATTAACCCTGAGGCTGCTCAGATGCTGGAATCGCGGTCATTCAGTATTGAAGAAATCTGCCGATGGTTCCGCGTGCCGCCCTTTATGGTTGGTCATACCACCAAACAGAGCAGCTGGGCATCAAGCGTTGAGGGGATGAATCTGCTGTTTCTGACCAACACACTGCGTCCGCTGCTGGTTAATATTGAGCAGGAAATATCACGCTGTCTGCTTGATGGCAGCGACGATATATTTGCTGAGTTTTCAGTTGAAGGTCTGCTTCGTGCAGACACCGCAGGCAGATCAGCGTACTACACCACAGCCCTTCAGAACGGGTGGATGTCGCGTAACGATGTGCGCAGGCTGGAAAATCTGCCGCCGATTGCGGGTGGTGATATCTATACAGTTCAGCTGAATCTCACACCACTGGATCAGCTCCGTGAGAACAACGCTGGCGCACAGGCCAGTAACATGATGAAGCTCCACGCTTTCCTTTTCCCGGATATTCCACCGGAACACTCACCGCTTAAAAAAGCGGCTTAGGAGACCCCTGATGACCATTAAAACGCTTCCGGTTGCACCGGAGGGGCGTCCTTTTGCACGTCAGAATACTGAGCTTCCCTCTGCTGCCTTTGAGCGCTGGGACGGCGGAATTCGTGCGGCGGGCCAGTCTGGTGACAACACGATCTCCATTCTGGACACCATCGGAGAGGACTGGTACGGCGAAGGCGTAACAGCCAGCCGGATTTCCGGCGCACTGAGAAGCATTGGTGGCGGTGATGTGACGGTGAATATCAATTCGCCTGGCGGTGACATGTGGGAAGGGCTGGCAATTTATAACCTTCTTGTTGCCTACGAAGGCAAAGTGACCGTCAAGATTCTGGGCATTGCCGCCTCAGCAGCGTCAATTATTGCGATGGCCGGTGATGATATTCAGATGGGGCGCGGGGCGTTCCTGATGATCCACAACTGCTGGACCATTGCCGCAGGTAACCGCAACGACTTCCGCGACTATGCGGATTCGCTGGAACCGTTTGATAAGGCAATGGCCGATATCTATGCCGCACGCTCAGGGCTAAAGCTGAGCGAGGTGCAGACCCTGATGGATAACGAATCATTTATCTCCGGCAGCGAGGCTGTAGAAAAAGGCTTTGCTGACTCTCTGCTCTCCGCAGATGAAATCACCAGTGCCGATGAAAGCCCCGCCGCCGCACTCAGAAAAATTGATGCTTTCCTGGCTAAAGGCGGTATGCCCCGTTCCGAGCGCAGGAAGCACCTCAAGGCTTTAGGTGGCAAGCCGGGCGCTGCCACCGAAAAGAACGACAAGCCGGGCGCTGTCGATGAAATAAACCCTGAAGCACTTAATTCCCTCAAAAACGCGCTGGCTTCGCTCGGCGAATAAGGAAAACGCATGTCTGATGTAAATGATCTGTTGACGAAAGTCTCCAACAAGCTGGAAAAAGTGTCTGCTGAGTTCAGCGAGAAAGCTGAAAAGGCGCTGAATGAAGCGAAAAATTCCGGTCAGCTTTCAACCGAAACCAAAGCAGCCGTGGATAAAATCGCGACTGAGCATAACGCGCTCAATGAGGCAATGAAGACCCTCAAGACCTCGCTGGGTGATCTGGAGCAGCACGTCGCCGCTCAGATGCCGCTGAATGCTGCGCAGGAAGTTATCCAGTCTGTGGGCCAGCAGTTTGTGTCTGCTGAAGTGATGAAAGATATTCGCTCAAGCCTTGAAGGTAATAAGCGTATTTCTGTACCTGTGAAAGCCGCGCTTACCACTGTTGATGTGCCGGGTCAGATTGTGGCACCTCAGCGCCTTCCTGGTATTGACACTGCGCCTAAACAGCGCCTGTTTATCCGCGATTTGATTGCACCGGGCCGCACGCAGTCCAACACGATTTACTACGTTCAGCAGACGGGCTTCACCAACAAGGCTTCAGTGGTGCCGGAAAATACCACCAAGCCTTATAGCGATATCGAATTCTCCGAGAAGACCACTGCGGTGCGCACTATTGCTCACATGTTCAAGGCTTCAAAGCAGATTCTGGATGACTTTGCTCAGCTGCAGTCCACCGTAGATGCAGAGATGCGTTACGGTCTTTCCTACGTTGAAGAGCAGGAAATCCTGTTCGGTGACGGCACCGGCGCTCATCTGGCGGGCATCATTCCTCAGGCTAAACCATTCAGCGCGGCGTTTGCTGTTCAGAATGAGACGGGGATCGATATTCTTCGCCTGGCCATGCTGCAGGCGCAGCTTGCCCGGTTCCCGGCGTCAGGTCATGTGCTGCACTTCACCGATTGGGCAAAAATCGAGCTGAGCAAAGATACGCTGGGGCGTTACATCCTGGCTAATCCTTCACAGCTGACCACGCCTACCCTTTGGGGGCTGCCGGTCGTGGCCACCGAAGCTGCTCAGTTCCTGGGTAAATTCCTGACGGGTGCATTTAACTCCGGTGCACAGATTTTTGACCGCGAAGAAGCAAACGTTGTGGTTTCCAGCGAAAACGCCGACGACTTTGAGAAAAACATGATCTCAATCCGTTGTGAAGAGCGTCTGGCGCTGGCGGTATACCGCCCTGAAGCGTTTGTATATGGCTCTCTGACGGGTTCAGGCAGCTGATCATTAAAGCGGCTTTCGGGCCGCTTTTAAGGAATTCTCATCATGATCATCGCAATTGAAACGGTCAGGGAGCATTGCCGCATTGATGCTGACGATAACAGTGAAGATTCGCTGTTGATGATCTATATCGGAGCGGCAAAGCGGCACATTGAGAAATGGACACGTCGAAATCTTTACGAAACCAATGCTGATGCCGGGTTTGATACCGATGAGGACCGTCTTCTGCTTGATGATGATATTCGCCTGGTCATATTGCTATTGGTCGGCCACTGGTACGCAAATCGCGAAGCGGTCAGCGACAAAAATACCAGCGAAATGCCTCTGGCGGTGGATGCACTTCTTCAGCCTTACAGGATTTACGGGCTATGACCGGCCTTGCGGCTGGCGAGCTTGATAAGCGCATTAAGGTCCAGCTCATTGAATCTGAGCGCGGTCCGCTTGGTGAGGTGTTGCCGGGGCAGGTTGTCATCAGCTCTCCCTTTATCTGGGCGAAAGCTGAAAACATTTCAAACCGCAAAATACGCAGCATGGATCAGCAACAGATTGTTGAAACCTGGCAATTCACCATTCGGCCCCGTAGCGATGTTCAGACGGACTGGAAAATAAGCTGGGGCAAGGAGGTTTACACAATCAGGGCTGTTGACCGCAGCAGCCGTGATCGTGCTGTTATTACTGCTGAAAGGGATGTGCGTCATGATTGAGTCAGGCATCTATAAATTCCTTCAGTCCCTTTCTGAACTGGAAGTCTATCCACTTCTGATCCCGGATACTGAGCAGCAGGGGATCACTTACCAGCGTATTTCTGACCCCGAGATTGAAGGCGGTCTGGTAAGAATGTCGCTGGTGGCTGGCCGGTTCCAGATTTCCTTTGTGAAAGTCTCTGACTACTCAGGCCTACTGGCGCTTGATGCTCAACTCTGGCAGATATGGAGGGGCATCAGGCATGGGGATATTGGCGGCTATCCGGTTCAGTACGTTGAGCGCGGCACGCTGCAGCAGGATAAAGTCACGCTGCCTAACAACGCAGTGCAGTACCGCCTGACCAGAGATTTCATCATCTACTTCAGTGAGGTATGACGTGCTCAGAATGGAAGTTACCGGCCTTGATGAGCTTGAGCGTCAGCTTATTGCGCTGGGTGAAAAGGCCGGAACAAAGGTTCTGCGCGAGGCGGGCCGTGCCGCGCTGCAGGTGGTTGAGCAGGATATGAAAGAGCATGCAGGCTACGACGAGTCGGCGAAAGGCCCGCATATGCGTGACTCAATCAAAATACGCTCGACAACGCGCACCAGAGGTAATGCCGTTGTGATACTTCGCGTCGGTCCCAGCAAACAGCATTACATCAAGGCGCTTGCTCAGGAGTTCGGCACGGTCAAACAGGTTTCCGATCCCTTCATTCGGCCTGCGCTGGATTACAACAAATCCCGCGTTCTACGAATCCTCGCGGTAGAAATACGGGACCGCATTCAAAACAACGTGTAGCAGCCGCTACCACCTTCATAGAGAGAGAAAGTCATGGCTGATAAAACTTCGCCAGAATACGCGATGCTGCCTGCAGGAACCGTAGTGAAATGGGGGCCATCCGGTGCCGCGGTCTCAGCGATGAAGCCGCTGATTAACTGTAAGGCGCTCGGTGCTACCGGACAGACCGGCAGCTTCGTGGACTGCACCACGCTGATTGATAAGAGCAAGCAGTTCATTTCAGACCTGCCGGAAGGCCCGGAGAAATCGCTGGGCTTTATTGACGATCCGTCTAACACCGATTTTGCCGCTTTCCTGAATGCCGCGCAGAACCGCCAGACCGTGCAGTTTTACGTAGAGCTGCCGAACGGCCGCACCGCCAACATGGTGCTGGCGCTTTCTGGCTGGCAGATGAACGAAATCACTGCGCCAGCAAGCGAAGTGATCCAGATTACCGTTCAGGGCAAGCAGAACAACATTGAGTGGGGCGTTGTTGCAGGCTCCTGATTTAAACAGCCACGCCGCCTGATGGCGGCTTTTACCACCTAACGGGATCAAATAATGTCCGAGAAAAAATTCAGTGCGGCCACGTTAAAGTCAGTTCTGTTGCAGCCAAAGTCTACCGCCATCAAAACAGAGCTGCTGGGCGCTCAGGTATACATCCGCCGCCGCACTGCCGGTGAACTTATCCGCTACGAGGAAGAGCTGGATGCAGCGCAGGCAACCGGCAATATCCGTGCAATTTCTGAAATGAGCGTCCAGCTTGTTCTCGACAGCCTGGTTAATCCTGACGGCACGCCTGTTAAAGCTGAGCTTCTTCCGACCGCTGCAGAGCTGCTTGAGGCTCACGATAACCCGACGCTGATGGCGGCAATTGATCGCGTAAAAACGCATGCCATCGGTAAACTGGAAGCTGCCGAAAAAAACTGATCAGCTCGCCATGGCTGCAGCTGATTTTGTGGCTGGCGGACAGGTGGGGCGAACCTGACCCGTCAGTTATAGCAGCATTACCATGCGACACGCTAAACCACTGGCGAGCTTACTTTCTTCAGCAGGGCATCCTGACTCGATCTGAGCCGCAATCCGCGCAATCCCCACACGACACCAGGCCGAACACGGCCACGCATAGCGTGGATCAGCAGTGTGACGCCGTAATGAGGGCGTTAATGTAATGGCTGACGTAGCATCGCTGGCGGTAGGTTTACACCTCAACGCTGCAAATTTTAAAAGCCAGCTCGTCAGTGCGTATGGCGATGCCGGTAAGCAGTCGCGCCAGTTCAACAGACAGGCGCAGGACGACGCAAAGAAAACGGAAGAAGCTTACGGGCGCGTTAATGCTGCCGTTCGCGGACTGGCCGGGCGGATCGCCGGGCTGGCTGGTGTAGGGCTATCACTCGGTACCATTATCCAGACGTCCCGCCAGTACTCTCAGGCTCTGTCTGACCTCTCATCTATTACCGGCGCGACAGGGAACAAACTGCGCGATCTGGATGCGGCAGCGCAGCAGATGGGGCGCACTACCGAGTACAGCGCCAGCCAGGCTGTTGAGGCGCTGAAGCTGATGGCATCAGCGAAGCCCGAGCTGCTTGATACGGCTGACGGGCTGCAAAAGGCGACTAACAGCGCACTGCTGCTGGCACAGGCCGGCGGCAGCACGCTGCCCGACGCCACCAGAACACTAGCCCTGTCACTGAATCAGTTTGGTGCCGGTGCTGAACAGGCCGACCGTTATATTAACGTCCTGGCTGCTGGTGCAAAATTTGGCGCTTCCGAAATTAACGATACCGCCGCCGCGATTAAAAATGGAGGTGTGGCCGCTGCGCAGGCCGGTATCGGATTTGAAACGCTCAATGCCGCCATTCAGGTGCTGGCATCGCGTGAAGTCAAAGGGGGTGAAGCGGGTACCGCGCTGCGCAACATCATCCTGAGTCTTGAGAAAGGGACTGATAAAACGCTCAAGCCATCCGTTGTAGGGCTCAGCAAGGCGCTGGAAAATCTGGCGGGCAAAAACCTGTCTACTGCGCAGGCTGTAAAACTGTTTGGCGTGGAGAATATCAACGCCGCGTCAATCCTGACAGGTAATCGCGGCAAAATTGATGAGCTAACCAAATCCCTGACCGGAACTCAGACGGCGCATGAGCAGGCAGCGATAAGGGTGAACAACCTGAATGGCGACCTGATGGGGCTGACAAGCGCATTTGAAGGGCTGATCATCAAAGTCGGCCAGTCTGGCAGTGGTCCTCTGCGCTCAGGTATTCAGGTGATTTCCGAAGGCATCAATAAGCTTTCAGATAATTTTAATGCCGTTGCCTCTGTCGCGCTCTATACGCTTATTCCAGTTCTCTCCACCAAGCTCACTGCAGGGCTTCGGGAAAACATCTCAGGCTGGGCGGCGAACGAAGCCGCAGTGCGGAAAAATGCGCTGCAGCAGGCTGAGACGGCGAAGCAGACCATTGCTGCTGCGCAGGCAACACGTCAGCAGGCGCAGGAAGAAGCCCGCTATCTGGGTACGCGTACAGCGGCAAACGCCGCAGCGGGTATCAACGTCGGCTATCAGAAAGAGCAGGTTGCACTGAGCCGTACTATCCGTGAGTCCAGAATTTCTGAGACAGCGGCAGCAGAACGGCTGGCGGCGGCTAATGCACAATTATCTGTCACGGCCCGTGCTGCCTCTGTTGCATCCGGCCTGGCGCGTGGAGCGCTGTCGCTCATCGGTGGCCCGGTAGGTGCTGCGATGCTTGCCGGTTCGGCGCTGCTTTATTTCCATGAGCAGGCGAAACAGGCGCGTCAGTCAGCGATTGATCTCAAAGGCGCTGTGATTGAAACCACAGCCGCACTGATGCAGCTTTCAGACAAGCAGCTCTCAGTGAAGCAGCTGGACCTGCAGGACCAGTATGAAAATCAGGTTACGCAGAGAAACCAGCTGATTAAGGAAATTCAAGATGCTGACAGCCGTATGGACAGCCTCAAAGGCTTTGATCCTTTCGGACAGTTGGCAGGTGTAGAGAAAGGTAAAACTCGCGCAGAAGCCGACCTTGAGTCTGTAAACAGCGGTCTGAAAACGCTGAAAGACAACATGGAGAACGTCGATAAAGCGCGTTTCCTGGTGAAAACAGGTATTGCTGACTCGGCTAAAAACCTCAAAAGCGACGTACAGGCCGCAACAGCTGCAGCGGCTGAGGCTGGTAAAGTGGCATCGCCGTGGGGCGGTGAGGACCCGGCTAAGGCTGATAAGAAAGGCGCTCAGGCGCTGAAGCAGTTTACTGCGCTTCGCAACGAGATTGAGCAGGCGCACGCCTCAAGTCTGGAAAAAATCAATCTTCAAGAAAAGGTATCGCAGGAAAAAATCCTGAAAGATGCCAAAGCTGCCGGAGTGAGTCAGGCAGAAGTGCAACGGGTGCTGACCCTGAATGCGGCTAATTATCAGCGCCAGCGTCAGGAGCTGGCCGAGCAGTATTCCCCGGCTAAAGCCATTATCCGTCAGGAGACCGAAGCCAGCCGCAACCTGAAAGAGCTGTATGACGCCCGCCTGGTCACAGAACAGGAGTACCAGTCAGCCCGCGTCACGCTGGCAAATGATTCTGCTCAGAAGATGATTCAG